CCGGAACATAATCTCCCTCCATCAATAGTAGAGCAACTCAAAGATGTTGCTATTGTGGGTAGTCCTGTTGGTACTTTTCTTCTGGACATTCTTCCCTATGGGCCCAAAGGCGCGTTTCAAAAAGTACGAGAAGATGGTCCATCCGTACTCGGGTCTGGACCCGGTAAACTGGAGTCGTTTTTTGGACAATCTCCACGCATTCGAACAATTGGCTTCGAGCCAAATTGATGACGCCGCCACAGCCTTGTATACAGCGATCGAGGCCATCAGGGACCTGGGCCTCGGGCTTCGTCGAGCCGATGATTCAAACATCCCAGAGGAGCTCGCTGAAATCTCATTGCAGCTGGGTATTGAGGGTGAAACAATTTTGAACCAAAATGCAGTCTCCCAAGGAATTTACTTCTTCCCAAAGTACTTAAACGATACGATGCTAGACTTTCCAGAATATGTCGCCGAAAACCCTGGACCTGTCAAAAGCCACGGACAATAGCAGCCTCGATGTGCTGGCCGAGGCGGCCGCCGCCGCAGAGGAGCCCGGCACCCGCACGCGGTACGGTCGCGTTTCCAAGCCACCAGTGAAGTACGAGCCGGTCGAGAAGGTCGAGGACGATTACGCCACGGACGACTACGACTCAGACGAGTCAGAGATTGAGTCGAACTTTGAGGACGATGATGATGAGGAGGACGACGAGGAGGATGATGCAGATGATGATGGAAATTTGGATGGATTTGTTGTCGCAGATAAAAGCGAGAGTAGTGAGAATGATAGTGACGACGATGGACAACCTGCCGTTCCTGTCAAAAAGCGAACCCCCGTCAAGAAGCGCCCCGTTGCCGCCCCCCGAAAGCGCTGAGCCAGAGAACCGGGGTGCTGTGTGGGAGGATGAGGAGCCTTCTCGGCACAGGATGATGTTTGCTCCTCTGCCCGTCAAAAAGGATCCATTCGCTGCACTCAAGGAGAATCATGTAGCTTTGATTCTGCTTGGTATTGTGATTGGTGTAATTATTATGAATATGCGACCCATCATCGTAAATGGTGGGGCCCTTGCAAAGAGTTAGGCGTTGGTCGGATACAAACGCGCCTTTTTCAAAACATCATCATTTCCAATAAAATCTCCAATTGGACCCGTGCGATTCTGGTAGACGTCTTCCTGTAGGAAGCCTGTCCACACATTCACACGTGTCTGATCGGCCGGCTCTAGGTCACGAAACACTGTAAATGCGGGCGCATCAGGGACTGGAGGTGGCTGGCTCACAACTCCCGGCGCGACCCTCTTGAACATCAGCCATCCCAGGAACGCGATGACACCCACAGCCGCCAGAGGCATAACCTGCCCCTGCTGCAGTAGATAAAAACTACTCAAAATCATTAAAGAACCAGCAATTGCCAAGAGTATCAATTGACCCTTGGGAAGTGTCTGGATAGGAACCATGGTTTTGTCCCGAACTACTATTTATGAATATTTTAAGCGGCCGGAGAGTCCGGGACCTCGTCGTCGGGGGCGCTAGCGCCCTCCTCGGGGATCGTGTTGATCGTCAACAGCGTGTCGGTCTGTGTCTCCTTGCGCTTCATGACCTCGGCCGCAACGCGAATGTCCGCCTTGGCCACCAGCTCGTCCATCGACGCCTCTGGGAACTCCAGCTTGAGAGCCTCAAGGAAGTCCGCGGGGTGAGGAATCGGCGGCACATCCGGCTTCGTGTAAAACTTGGAGTTCTCATCGGACGGGTCAATGTACGGGAACTCGCCATCCTGCGGCTTGGCAGTCATATCGCGCTTGCGCTTCTCGAACATCGCAGCGGCCTGAGACTGGTTCGCGCGGTACTTGGTCATAATCTCCTCGAGCTTCTCGTTCTGGTAGTGAGTGTCCGCGATCTGCTCGCGATCCGGGGGAATCAGGAGCCACTTGTACATATCGACCACATAGATATCTACGATCGCATCCTCCTTCTGGAGGCGCTTGGCGTGCGTCCCGGCCTCATCACGCGACGAAAAGCATCCGCGGATCTTCATGCCAAACTTGTCATTCTTTTGAGGAAGGTCAGGGCCGACGAAAGACACGCACGCAAACAGCTGCCCGGGAACAGTCAGGTAGTCTGCCTCAAGGGAAGCCATATAAAAGAGATACGCGCTTTTCTTTTAACTATGGAAGAACTTCGCAAACTTCACAACAAGTGTAAGCGAGATCACATCGCATGCTGGGTTCCCCAGGGATCGCACGTCCTTGATTGTGGGTGCGGACGGGGCGGTGACTGGCACAAGTGGAAGGCGGTCGGTGCCAGGGTCACGGCCATCGACCCGGACACAGAGTCTCTCAAGGAGGCCGAGGCCCGAGCCATGGAAATGCACTTTGGGGTCTGGTTCCTGGGTCAGGGAGATATCCGACAGGCTGCATTTGCTGGTCCCTATGATGTCGTCTCGTACAACTTTTCGATGCACTACATATTCGAAGACCCAAAGACGTTCGAGGATTCCATCAAGGCTCTAGGGGTCGCGGTCAAGCCCGGGGGTCTCCTGATCGGCATAACGCCAGAGAAGGCCCGGGCCGAGGCTATGGTCGATAGGTTCGGTCATTTCAAGGACAAAATTGGAAACGAGTTCGGGTTCGTCAGGGGGTCCACCCGTCTTTTAGTCAACCTGGTCGGTGGGCCCTTCTATGCTGAAGGTGGCCGGGAGGAGCCAATTTTGGACGCAAATGTGTTAGTCAAAGCCTTGACCGGTGCTGGCTTTGACCTGGTCATGTGGGAACCCATGATCGACAGACCCAACGGGCTCGTGTCCGATTTGTATTCAAAATTCGTCTTCAAGCGGCGAACTTAAATTCTGTTCTAAAATTAAGAATCCATGTGGAGGTGGATGGTCATTGCTGTCCTTTTTGTAATTTTCATGACAATTGTCATCAAAAACAAGGAACCACCTATGCTGACGGAAATCAAGGAGCGGTACTGGAAGATCCTGGATATGCTCAGGGCGACCGGAGACCCTAGGTGGCACGGTGTCCTGAGACCGGCCATCATCACGGGAATGGTCGGGTGGTCAAAGGACAAGGGGCCGATCGGTTCCAACGTGAACAAGGGATATGAGATTTACCTGTGCCTTGATGGAGATGACGTAAACTCTGCAATGTACGTCCTGATTCATGAGTTGGCCCACATGTCCGTCCCGGAATACGATCACACGTCGGATTTCTGGACGAAATTTGAGGAACTGAAAGATTTATGTATTAAGAATGGTCTATATGTGAAGAGTGGAGACAGGCAATACTGTGGGGATACGGTTAGAGGGTGAAAGCCAAGTCGCGTTGGCCGCGTCAGCGGCTCCTGGATCCATGGAACAAGTCGGTCGCTGCGCTCCCGACTTGGGCGTCTACTTATCCACCACGTACTTCTTCGCGAGGTAATACAGGAGCGCGGCAATCAGGGCAGTCACGGCCAGTCCCGTCATGGACACCTCACCGGACTCTCCCACAAACTTGGGGACCATAGTGCGCAGGCGGCTCTGGACCGGCTTGGAGAAGGCGATAACGGCCGCGACGCCCGCGATCGCCGCCTGGAACTGGTCATCGGTCAGGCCAAAGGGGTTCGCCGAAGCCTTCTTGGACTTGCTCTGGCGCTCGACCATAGGGGCCTGCTGGGGTGGGCCCATCATCTCGTTCTGGATCATCTGGTTCGGCCCGGGCATGAGCTCCTCGAGAGGAGTAGAGAAGTCGGCCATTTGAGATTCCTCAACATCTTTTTCGGGCTCAGGAGGTCGCGTCCGTTTTATGAGTCCTGATGGGACTGACGCGGCCTGCTCACCCTTCGTGCGGTTCAGCGCTTGGTGAGCAAGCTCCTCATCGACCGTCATGTCTACAGGTATGTCCGTGATGAGAGAACTCATGTTCGGGTCGTACGTCACCATCTGGGCCGTTGGAGGATCCTGTGATCTCGTCATCTAGTCTGGATTGGGAAAAACGGGAGAGAGTCAGGACGCAATTTTTTTTGTAAGTAATTATTAAATGTCATCTCTTGTTTCTCTCGCTACGACCATCGAGGCTCAGGGCCTGAACTCTCTGGTCGGTGGGTTTTCCTTCGCCTCTGCGCTGGCCTGGTACGGCGTGGTCCAGGCTGTGATCGCGAAGTATGTCAAGCAGGGGCCTGGAATCCAGGCCCATCTGCTGGCGGCTCTGCTGACGACCCTTCTGTCTATCTTTGTGTTTATTCTCCTCAAGCGGTTCGTTACCAACGTGGAGATCAAGGAGCCCGGCCAGACGATGTTCGCGGTGACTCGGTAGGCGAGCCGAGTCCGTAGGACTACTTCTTCTTCACTACATTTACGACCGATCCCTTCCTCTTCGGCTGGACCTGCACAGAACCTGCAGTCGCTGCCGCCCTGGGGTTGTAGTGCCTCTGGTGATACTGCCAGAAGGCCGCACCGCCGACCCGGAAGTTTCGGCGGATCGGCGCCTTGTACCAAAAAACACAATCCGTAATCTTATTCGATTTACTGGTGTTGTCCAGAACTAGACACTCATAGTTTTCTGTACATGCATCCATCACCTGCGAAAAACTATCATACGTCGGGAAGACCCCGAAGAACGCCTTGTAGAGATTCTCGCGGTTCTGCCGGACGTTGTCTCTCAGGGCAAACACATAGTCTACATTGGTTCGAATCATAGGTGTCATATCCATACAGTACTGGGTCGTCATCATAAAGAAAATCTTCCAGTGTCGACCGTTCATAAACAATTGCCGAATAGCAATGTCTCTCATAAAACCTTTGTCGTACATGCAATCGTCCATGAGCACAAAGACCGGGCTGCACTTCCCGACCGCCAAGAGCTTCTTCTGTCGCTCGATGATCTTTTCGAGCGCATCCTTGTTATAGTCTCCAAAGACGAAGAGGTCCGGAATGAACTGCTTGTAGTACCCGTTGCCCTCCTCTGTGCCTGACATGGCGATCCCGGCCGGAAGGTGCTTCTTGTGCCACAGGATATCCGTGACGAGCGTGGACTTTCCGGTCCCACGCTTCCCTATGAAGACGCATACCTTGTCATCGGCCATCTTGCTGGGATCAAACTTTCGGAGATTAAGAGCCATCTCCTTCCTTCAATTTCGAAACAAAATTGAGGGCGTGTTGGGGCGCGGACCAAGACCGAGTCCCTTGGGACTCGTGATACCACATAGGAACGAGTCGCGGAGCGACTCGGGGACAAAACTCTCCGCCTTTACTAGGAGGCGACAAATGTCAGCCGGATATATTCAGTTGGCCGCTATCGGACAGCAGGATGCATACCTGACTGGAGAGCCGCAGGTGACGTACTTTTCAGGGATCTATAAGCGTCACACACCTTTTGTGCTTGAGACCTATGATATTCCATTCAAAGAACAGCTCGTAAATTATGGAGGCACGAGCGTTTGCCAGATTCCTCCGAAAGGAGATCTTATACGGGGCCTAACACTCAAGGTTGTCCTTCCGGCTTTGACCAATCCAGGGAATGACTGGACTTGGGGCTCTGTTCCCAATATAACAAACTACCCGAATATATGGTTCGGGTTGACAAACGGAACCGTCGTCTATGCCAACGCAAGTTACCAGTATCAGTATTATTCTTCCAACTCAGTTTCATTGGCTCAGTGGTTCACGCCGAATTTCAAGTACTACGCAAGTTACTCAACGACAACGAACAAGTTTACATTTTCGAATGTTTCTATAGGAATTTCTAATGTCATCGTTTCGACCGGATTGTCCAGTAGCTCCGCCTCATCGGGAGTGTTTTGGGGGCTTGATCCGTTAGCCGCCACTACGACCACTTCGTCGAACCTTATTTATAACGCAGTCTCTGGAGTTGTCTCCCCAAGCTTGACCCTTGAGCAGGCTGGATGGATCCAGACGGCCGGTTTACCCACAAACCCTCTCCCGAGCTTGTACCTGACGCTCAATCAAACGCTGCCACTTTCGGGCCAACAATTCATCAACTTTTCTGCTACGTCCGCGTCCGGAGCTTACTGGACTCAGAACGATGTGCTTGCGTCTCTTTACAAAGTAACGACCAATGGAACTATTCAATTTTTACAGCCCGGTTATTTCACGATCCGAGCAGGCTTTAGTGTCGGGAGCGGAGGGTCCATCCAGTCTTTGTCGTATGGAACATCAACTAAAGATGGACCATATGTAAATTATCCGCCGTTCACTTACGTATACGACTCGGTTGTGTCACCTGACCCATCCTCACCATCTTTCATTCCCATTATCATCACAGATCCGACCCTGTTCTACTATTTTTATGCAACGACAACAGGCGCTCAACTCCTCACCGGGACATACTTTTCGGTGAGTCCGACAAACGATATTTATCAGTTCTCAAACGATGTGGTCCTTTCGAGAAATTCCTTGGCTCCCGTTCCATTGTACGGAAACGTGACGCCATCGAACACGACCGTCACGCTCAACCCCGACTCGACAATGAGTTTCGTTGTGAATGGAGAGTACCTCATCTCGGGAGCCCTGAGTCTCGCCGATACTTCCTACATCTCGAACGTTGTTCTGGGCGAAGGGGCCAACACCATTTACACGTACGACATGTCACTTCAGGGCCGAAACCCGACCTACGCCTTTTCGATCCCGCTCGTGGCGAGCACGCTGAAGAAATACTACCTGAATGTATCGACACAAGGAACACTCTCACCCTTGAGAGCCAACTCATTTTTCGCCATCAATCAGGTCGGAGTCCTGGCTGATACGCAACCCGGGACAATCCTTCCGTACAACGGTATCCTTTTCCAGACAACCTCGAACACGTTAACGGCTCCTTTTCAACTCAAGAGTTCTTACTTTAGTTCTAATACAAATTCCGGCATCATTTCTACAACTTCCGAAGGAAATCTGTCGTTTAAGAACGTAATGTCCTACATTATGACTGGCGTCTTTTACACATCAAATACCGTCACGAGTCTGACTATAGGAAGTTCGGACCCGGCGTTCACGACACCTGTTTATAACGTGGCCCTAGGAATTGCGCCACCCTACACATTCTCGGTCCCTTTCAGAGTCACAAACACGGCCGCTACATATTCCATATCGGTCAGTGTGGATGGAACGACCGCGAACGTCCTTTCAGGGACGTACATTTCAGTCGCTCCGCTGGCATCGAATGCCGTCAGTTCAACTATAGGAGCGACCTATGCGTATTACGATTCTGTCGCGACCTATCTCGTGAAGAATGCGGACCTCAAGATTGGCGGGCAGACGATCCAGAGCATCACGGGCGAATACATAGAAATCTGGAACGAACTGAACATTCCGTACGAAAATCAACCGGGTCTGCAGCTCCTGACCGGAAAGTACGACACGGGAACGACCATCACTCCTCCTGGGCGCGTGTACTACGCGAATTTGCCCTTTTATTTTTTCGGAAGTCCGGAGCTTTCGCTTCCAATCACGGCTCTGGGACGACAAGACGTGGAGGTCTGGGTGACCTTTCGCAACTTTTCAGAGCTGACGGCCGTCTCTGTGACGAACCCGACTCTGACAGCGACCATCATCACTGATTACGTGTACCTTTCGAACCCCGAAATTAACTGGTTCCAGAATCACCGGCTCGATTATGTCATCACACAGACGCAGTATCAGACATTCGATCTGGCACAAGGATTTCAGACGGCTATTTTTCCTATTGATTTCAAGGGACCCGTCAAGGAGCTCTTTTTCGTCATTCAGGTCAACGGCAACTTGCCGTATAACTATTCTGGGAACGACCTTGAGAGTATAGGAATGACATATAACGGTGAGGATGCCATTTTGACATCGGTCACAAACGACCTCTATCTCGGGGCGATCCAGCCGTTCGAACACCACGTCAACTTCTTCTCAATGCCCCCTGGCTCGACGATCCCTGGGCGAGAATTTTATATGTATTCCTTTTCGACCAACCCATATGGTAGTAATCCTTCCGGGCAGATTAACATGAGTCGAATTCGAAACATCCTGCTCGAACTCAACATCTTCAACTCTACGGCCTACTATCCGGCCAAGCAGTTCAGGATCATCGCCATGTCCCAAAACGTCCTTCGAGTCGAGAATGGTATCGCGGGTTTGATGTTTGAGTAAGGAAACCTACGGTTTCCTGGCCCGGGGATTTTCTCCATCCTCTAGTAGATGGCCGGACGCTCAAGCCTTTCCTTCCTTGGCCAGGAGGACATTTCACTGAGTGGAGACCCACAAGTGACGTACTTTATTGAACGATACGCTGGGCAGACACTCTTTTCCCAGCGGGTCGATCAGGTTATATTCGACGAGCAGGCTGTTTTCTTCGGGGGCGAGAACCACCGAATCCTCCCAAAGTCCGGGGACCTCATCACGAACATGTACCTCTATGTCCAGTTTCCTACATTGCCCCAAAACTATGGAGTGCTCGACTCGGTCGGGACGCTCATGTTCCAGTATATCGAGCTCTATTTAGGGACAGAATTGATCGAGAGGCTCTACGCCGAGCATATAGAGATGAAGTACGACCTCGAGATTCCCAAGGGGAAGCAGCCTGGTCTGTCCTACATGATTGGTAAGAATCTTCAGTTTTCAGTCATTCCACAGACGGCCTACACTATACCGCTGCCCTTCTCGACCTTCAGTAAGGGCCTCGTGGTCGATGGCCCGGACATAACCATCCGGATCGTCTGGAATCCATCAACCTTTTTCACCACACCGGCCTATGTCATTCCAGGAACAATCACGGCCCAGCTCAATGTTGAATACACATACCTTTCAGAAAACGAGAAGAAGAAGATGAAGGATGGAAGCCGATTCCAACTCTTCGAACAGGTCCAGCGCATGGAGTTTTACGCACCACAGGGCGTATCGAACGTGCAGTGCCTCCTCGACTTTTACAATCCAACCAAGGAACTCTTCATCGTTCTCCAAAACGACTCGGCTCTCGGCTACGACTACAGCAACACGGCCACGAGCACGAGCACGACCATCGGGACAACAGACATGCTCAACAATTTAGAACTCGATTTCAATGGCGTGTCGCGCATCGACCCCCGCGTAGGAACGCCCCAATTCTTGCGGGTCATCCAGCCCCTGGAGTTTCACACACGCGTACCGGACCGTCTGTTCTACATGTACTCTTTCAGTCTCGATCCAGAGGGGGACAAACCATGCGGTTCAGTGAACTTGTCACGAATTAAGAATCAAAAATTGTTCATGAGCCTGAACCCAAGTCCGGCCAACGTGAGGATCCGTGTCTACGCGACATCCTACAA